CTCGTAGGCCCCACCGTATTCCTGGACCTTGATGTTGAACTTCACCAGCCTGTCCTCGCCGCTACGAGCTGTACGGGTAGCGGAAAGGATCCGGGAGAACCCTGTGGTAGCAAGGGCAGACGAAGCAACGGACTGTTCTGTCGTGCTGAACGTGGCAGTCGTGGTTGATACTGCGTGAAGGTTGCTGGGTAGCGCCTGGATGGCGTCCCGAACGGCTTCCAATATCTGCCATTCAGAGAATCGTGGTTCGACCTCGATTATGGAAACGTCCTCTTCCCAGGCGTATGCGGTACTACCGTCTACGCCTCGCTGCACGGTGGCATATTCACCGTTGCGCGCATGGACGTACATGGTTTCGGAAGCCAGGGTTCCGTCACTCTTGCTGACGGAGATATAAGAGCCCGCCCGGATACCGTCAGTCTGATATTTCAGCCTGATCGTGGTGGCTACAGCCGTGATATCAGTATGGATCGCGTCCAATTCGGTACGAGTGTTGCTATGAAGCAGACGTTTCGCATGGCGTACAACGTCAGCAACCTTGGTTCGATCCGACTCAGGCATGATCCGATCCTAACGGTTGGCAGGGGACGGGGACAGTCCCCGCCCCCCGCTAACACTAATTGCGTTGGGTATTAGTAACCCGTAAGGGTAGACCACTTACCCATGTGTGATTCGCCCTTCACCTGAAGGCCTTCCTCACACACAATCTGCACCTTGTCGCTGTCACCAGTCTTGGCGAGAGCCTCCACGACGAGGGGCTGGATAACCCGACGCTGGACGTTCTCCTTCTTGATGACAAAGGCAGTCTCTTTGTGGACCCAGCGGTTCCGCACCAACTGTGTCTCACCAAACTCGTGAAACACAGAGGTAACGGGCACCCGGCCACGACGCGGATCGTCAATGACGGTACGCACCCGACCAGAATCCGAGATGTCATTCAGAGTTGCCATCGAAGTGGGGTTGGCGACCAGAAGATCGGGTACCCCGCCATTGTTGTAGCAAGTCTGCATCAGAGACTCAAGTGAAGCCAACGTCAGGGTTGTCGTGGTATCAATATTGCTACTGATCCAGTAGTTCAACCCGCCAGTTGACCGCATCTTGTTGGTGGTGTCGTCAACAGGCTGACCGTAAAGGAACGCCTGCTCCCGGGTGATGACGTTTTCAACCGAGCGGCCATAAAGCTGCTTGGCGAACTCGTCGCTCACGCCGTAACGGTTGATCTGCTGCTCAGTACGGCTCATATGGACGGGTGTTGGCCCGAAAATCTGAGTGTAGTTTGAGCGGATCGTCCGGTCGGCTGACCTGGCGGTTCCAGGATCGGAACCTTCAGCGAGAGCGGTACCCAGGCAGGTAACTACGTCACCTACTGCGATAGCGGTCTGCGCTGCGTGGTTGGCCCAACCAGCGACCGTCAGGTCACCCGTTGAATTGTTGACAGCAGTGACCCGGAGGACCGCTGCGTGCTGGACTGCACCTTCGTCCATGATGGTAACAAGGTCACCAACCTGGAACTTGTAGGAGTCTGCTGCTGAAACCGACACAACGACAACGCTGGTCCCCGTGTTGGAGTTGACAGCATCCGCCGCTGCCGTAGGCAGCAACAGTTCTTCGTCCATCCACTTGAAAGTGGTTTGATCGACAGCAGAACTGGCAAGCAATTGTCGCCCGTCCGTCCCGATGCCGTTGATGAGTGGCGAATCAACAGGCGAAATCATGTAAATGAGTTCGTCCATGTTGACCTTCACGCCAACAGCTAAGTCATAGCTGGTGACGTTACCGCCGTAGCCGACGATGGCCATTACTTCACGCTCCTAAGTTTGAGTGGTGGGGTTTCTTACTTCCCGCAACTTCCGCTCATACTTTTTGCGATTGTCGGCAAACTTCTTGACTCCGATGCGTTTGCCTTCGGAGTCAAGATATGGCACAAAGGACCCGTCCCGCCTGCGTTCACCAGAGATCCCCTTCTCCCAGGTCGGATTGGCCTGGGGCGGTGGAATCTTGTTCTTCGTAGATGGCGCTGCGTCAGCTGTCAAGGCCGGCGATTGGAGAATCCGCTTCGCAGTTTCCTCTCCACAACCCTGACAAATGTTGTCGGGATTATCCGCCATCCGTTGTACCAGTTCATATTGAACCTGGCACTTAGAACATCGGTAAACGTATGTAGGCATTACCGATCAGAAAGGACTCGCTGATCCGGGTTGCTCCCGCCTGCTGCTTCAAGCACCGTGTGGACAAATCTCGCTGCAGAGTCTTCTGTTGGACGACCCTTGTCGAGCATTTCCTTGAACTCACGGTGCCCTGCATCATAGGGGCTCTCCGTTTGGCTGCCTGGTGGAACAGAAGTTTCCGCTAGGGCCTGTCGTTCTGTCGTGGCCTGCCTGTCCTCGGATGGGGTCTGCTCCATAACTGGTGCTGGCTCCTCGGAAGACTTGAACAAGCCCAACTCGTCTGCCTCGGTTCTGATGGACTCAACATCGAGTTCCCCATCGTAAGCCTTGAACAGAAGTTGACCGGCCTTGCTTTCGGTATCGACCCCGGCCTTCAGAAACGCCATTTCGCGCTTCAGTGCATCATTCTCCTGCGTTGCTTTCTTGCCACGTTCTGCAGCTTCACGCAGATCCTTGATGCCGCCGGTATCTTCCTGGGTTGCGGACTCTTCTTCCATGTGCCTCTCCTGCCTAGGTCGCGTATAGCGGAGGACTATACGGGTGGGTGACTAGCGCGGTATTCCTGGACGTCACAGCCCAAGTACGCCTACCACTTTTCTACTCATCAGGAACGTGGGAAGACCTGATGGATGAAGCTCACACCCGGCCTAAGAAGCTCACGGGTGGCCTACCGAGAACTATACATCACCAGTTCTCGTCATACCACTTATCGCACCACAACCTGGTGCGGCACGCCTGCTCATTCATGTCGGTACGCCACCACAGGTCACCTAGTTCCCAACCGATTTCCTCCAGGCGTTGCTGGATTGCTTCGATGTCGTCAACCCACTCGGGTTCCCTGTCAGCATTGGCCAGCAGGACGGTGACCGAATCCTTCAGGTCTTCAAGGTCATCGGACAGGTCTTCATAGGCGGCCTGTTCTACGGCAACCAAAGATTCAACCATGTCGGTTGTCGCCAGATGGGACAGGTCAACCGGCTCTGGTACTGGGATCGCCTGGATCGCTGTCAATAACTGGGCGCTGGTAACGAGGTTGCTGGTGTCTACGACCTCGATGGCTGCTACCGAATGCTCCAACTGGTCTATACGACTGGCAACCTGGGCAGCGTTCCAGGTCACCACGGCGCTGACGGCAATGATGGAGCCGACAAGGCCCAGGGTGAGTTTGGAAACCTGGACCTTCTTCAGCTGGTCGACTACATCATCAGACATTACCGCCGCTTCCTCCCGGGACGCTTATGCGCCCCTAGACCCTGACCGGAGAAGCCGGGATCCTTGCCAGTGACCTTCTTGCGACGACGCAACCCTGCTAGGCGTCGTGTTTCACGATCCTGATGGATCGGAACCTTAGACCAGTAGTCATTACGGGCAATCTGCACCGCACCAGGATGCAACTTTCCGTAGATCTTCTCGAGCTGCTTCTGACTAGGGCTAGTTGTGTTGTACCCCATTAGTCCACCGCCGAAGCCGAACCGTCGCCAAACCTCGAAGCGACCAAGCTCTTCAACAGTGAAAGGGAGGCGGTCGCGCCGGCTATGCCAGCGGCCTTGACGCTACCCCAGTCACCTACGACCAGTATTGCGAGGAACGATTGGGCGAAGGTCATTCCGACCCTCTCCGCTACGTCACGCCAGAAGGCGTACCTGGAAACAGCCATCAGTAGTTGCTCCTAACTTTCTTGCCGGTTTTCTTTGCGTGCTTCTTCGCAGCGGCCTTGCCCTTCTTCGTGTAGGCAAACTTCTTCTTGCCGACCTTAGGCATTTGTCGCTCCGAATCCTGTAATCCCCTGGCCCGCATATGCCCCGCCACCACCGGAGAACTCGGACAGGCGCTCTTCTTCCCTTTCCGCAACAGACCTTGAAGCATCTAGGTCAATGCCAAAGGCCGACTGCACACCCTCCCTTTCCATACGCAAGTCATCTCGTTCCGTCAGTTTCTCGATATACAGGAATTCCTGCTTAGCCAGGTCTGTGAACTGACGATACTGCGATTCCTGGGTGTAGCCAAGGGACGCAATCTGCCTAGCGGTACCCTTCGTGATCGTATTGGAGAGGATTTCGCTGGCCGCAGCCTGTGTGTACGCCTCTTTCGCAGCCTGTTCCAAGTCTGTGAAACTCTGATCCGGGTCGAGGAGGACTGTCGCCAACATCGCGTCTGCGTTCTCCCCGTACTCCTGGAGGAACCAGCCCTTGACATCGACAGGTGCATT